TGCTTCGTAAAAAGAAGAAGGGTGTTTCTGAGGCAGCAATTTCTGCGGGCAAACGTCCTATGGATCCAGCCGCAGCAAAGGCAGCATATCAGGCAGAGAAGAAGAGAAGAGAAATGCAGCAAACTGCCAAGCCGCAAACTCCAGCAGTTGCTCCTGCACCGAAGGCAAAGAAAGTTAGAAGTCCAGAAGAAGAAAAGGCACGTATGTTGGCAAAGGCTGACATGAAAGCAATGAGAAAGTCAAATGGCTGAGAACCAAGATAAAATGTCTGATGCAGACATGAAAAAAAGAGAAGAAATCGTGAAGTCAATGAAAAAGAGTTTCAAGGACTTCCGTAAGAGATATGGCGATAGAGCAAAAGAAGTCATGTATGCCACTGCCACAAAAATGGCTATGAAGGAAGATGCAATCGAAGAAGGCGAAGTAAAAAAGGCGAACAAAGAAAAGAAGAATAAATTTGTAGCTTCTATTATTCAAAAGGACCTTCATCCTTCTGTTCTTCCATCTACAGCATATGGTCGTCGTAAGTTAAAGGAAGAAACAGCCGAAGAGCGCGGCGAATATAATTACGAAGGTGATATGGCTAAATCTTCTTTAAAAACTATCATCAGAAATGCACAGGCAATGCATGATATGTTAGAAGAGGATACAAATCTTCCAGAATGGGTTCAAAGTAAACTAACATTGGCAGAAGATTATCTTGTATCTGCAACTCAGTATATGCAATCTGAAATGCAAGAAAGTGTTGAAAAGATTGATGAAGAAGAATATGATAGTATTCGTGATCGTCATGCAGAAAGAGGAACTTGGGAAGCCGCAAAAAGAAATTATCAGCGCAGTTCCTATTATGCCAGCAAGCGTCGTTCAAGTAATTCTGGATCACATTCTGTTCATATTAACGGTAAGAAATGGAAATCATTTTCATCCCATGGGCACGCATCAAACGTTGCAAAAAAGATACAGTCCAAAGGTGGAAATAGAAAAATAACTGTTCATAAAGATTAAAAAGGAATAAGAGATGGCAATAACAGTTTTAAAAAACACGCCAATACATTGTGTAGTTGCTGTTTCAGGAAACAATGCTTCTGAAACTATCGATCTAGATAGTACCATTCTTTACGGAACAACTAAAACGTTTGATGGTTCTTCTGGTGCAGTTGTTAGTGCAGCAAGCGACACTATCACAATTACTTCACATGGGTTTGCAACAGGTGATAGAGTTGTTTATTCAGATGGCGGCGGAACAGTTGTTGACGGGTTGACTGACGAAGAAACCTACTATGTTGTTGTAGTGGATAGTAGTACAATTAAGTTAGCGACAAGTTACGAATATGCAACCGCAACAACTCCTACTGTTGTTGACATAGCAGATGTTGGTGTTGGCTCAGCACATAAATTGTTCAAGGGTCAATTTGGTGCATCTCCTGTAGTTAACATTACAGGTGTTACTTGGTCAATTGGCGCCTATGATGAGACAGCAACAATTACTAGAAATTCTGTAGTTACATGGAAATTAAGTGGTTCAGATGAATTGCAATTCAATGGCTGGACTGATAATCGTGAAAATACCAGTGACATTGTAATTGCTACACCAGCAAACGGTGGCACAGTTGTTGTTGAATTAACCAAGGTTAGTGGTTATTCTGACGCACAACATTTGAACCAAAACGTAAATTAATAAGGAGTTCTCATGAAACTTATTGCAGAAATTGTTGAGAGTGTGCAAGTAATCTCTGAAGAAAAAGGAAAGGGACTTTTCATTGAAGGTATTTTCCTACAGAGTGAAGTTGCCAATCGCAACAAAAGAATTTATCCAAAGGGTGTAATGGAGCGTGAAGTTGCTCGTTACATGAAGGAATATGTTGACGCCAAGCGTGCTTTTGGTGAGTTGGGACATCCAGACGGACCAACCATCAATCTAGATCGTGTTTCACATATTATTACTTCATTAAAGGAAGACGGCAACAACTATGTTGGCCGTGCAAAAATTCTTGACACACCAATGGGAAACATTGTTAAGAATTTAATTGAGGGTGGTGCACAATTGGGTGTTTCATCTAGAGGACTAGGATCATTGAAAGAAAACAATGATGGTATTAACGAAGTTCAGGATGATTTCTATCTTGCAACTGCTGCCGATATCGTGGCAGATCCTTCAGCTCCAGATGCGTTTGTACAAGGCATCATGGAAAATAAAGAATGGATGTTTGTTGATGGTTCTTGGACATATCAAAATATTGATGAAACAAGAAAGCTAATTGAACAAGCAAATAGAAAACAATTAGAAGAAGTTAAATATAAGATGTTTGAAAACTTCTTAAATAAGATTTCAAAGGTATAATACGTATAAATAATATTACAATTTAGTTTCAACAAATTAGGAGAAAGTCAATGTCCGTAGAAAATAAAATCCGCGAATTGATGACTCAAAAGCTAGACGAAGCCTTCCCAGGAATGGGTAAGAACAAGGAAGAGGCTCCAATGGCTCAGGGTTCTTCAATGAAGCCACAGGTTGATGTCCTTGAAAAGGGCTCTAAGTCAGCTAACGTTAAGTCAGCTGCACCATTGGCAGCAGGAGCAGGCGCAATGGAAAAGGCACCTATGAAGCAAGGTTCATCACAGGATGCAGCTATTGATTCTGAGGATGATGAGGATACACAAGGTAAGACTCAATCATCAAAGATGTCAAAGGATGGTACACTACCAGCAGGTCAGGGCGCTGGTCAGGCACCAAATTTCACAACCGTAACCGACCCAGCATCAGTTGTCAATCAACAAAACTCAAAGGGTAATGTTCACCGTGAGTCAGTTGAAGCTGAGGCCGAAGATGTCATTTCTGAAGATGAGTACAATGCTTTGTCAGATGAAGAGAAGGCAGAGTACGAGTTGATCGAAGAAGAGGATGACGAGGCTGAAGAGGACGAGGAAGTTGTTGCTGAAGCCAAGATGGAAGATGATGAGGACGAGGACGAGGACGAAGATGGCGAGTCCAAGAAGGAAGCAGCCATGAAGAAGATGAAAGAAGAGTTGGCAAATGATGTTCAATCATTGTTTGCTGAAGAGACTGATCTTTCAGAAGAGTTCAAGTCAAAGGCAGCATCATTGTTCGAGGCAGTTGTTACAGCACGTGTTTCACACGAAATTGAGCAACTACAAGACATCCTAGCAGAAGAGGCAGCAAACACAGTTATCGAAATGCAAGAGGCTTTAGTTAATAAGGTTGACGCATATCTAACTTATGTTGCCGAGCAGTGGTTGGAGAGCAATCAAGTTGCAGTTGAAAACGGTCTTCGTAACGAAATTACTGAAGATTTCATTGCAGGCTTGAAGGTTCTATTCTCAGAACACTACATTGAGGTCCCAGAAGACAAGTATGACGTTCTAGGCGAAATGCAAGCCAAGATCGACGAGTTAACAGAAGCAGTTAACGAGAAAATGAATGAAGCAATTTCATTGTCAGAGCAGTTGGAATCAGTTCAGCGTGAAGTTGTTTTAAATAGAGTTTCATCGGATCTAGCACAAACTGAAGTAGAGAAACTTCGTGGACTAGTTGAAGATGTAGAGTTTGATTCTGAAGAACTTTTTGAGGAAAAGGTTTCAGTCATTAAGGCTAACTTCTTCCCAAAGTCAAATGTAGCATCACCAATTTTTGAGGATGCCGAACATTCAGAAGTTCAAGAAGTTTCAAGTACAGTTTCTAAATATGCAGAAATGTTGTCAAGAACAAGATTTTGAAATCAAAACTTATATAAATACTATTAAGGTTTAAACGTAATTAACCAGGAGAACTTAAATGTTTTTATCAGAGAATCTTCAAAAGAAGTGGGCGCCAGTATTGGATCACGAGGCTCTACCAGCCATCGCCGACCAGTATAAGCGTGCCGTAACTGCTGTTATCTTGGAGAACCAAGAGAGAGCAACTCGTGAAGAGAGAACAGCTCTTTTCGAGGCAATCCCAGCTAACAACATCGGTCAATCACCAGGTGGAGCAGCAGCAGGATCACTAGACACATACGATCCAATTCTAATTTCATTGGTTCGTCGTTCACTACCAAACTTGATGGCATATGACATTGCTGGCGTTCAGCCAATGACAGGTCCAACAGGTTTGATCTTCGCAATGAAGTCACGTTACAGCACAATGGCTGGAACAGAAGCCCTATTCAACGAGGCTGACACTGACTTCTCAGGCACAACCCCTAACCACCAAGGCTCAAACCCAGTTGACGGTACATACACAACTGGTCTTGGTATGTCAACAGCAACTGCTGAAGACCTAGGAACAGGCACAAACTTTGGTGAAATGGCATTCTCAATCGAGAAGACAACCGTTACAGCCAAGACACGTGCTCTAAAGGCAGAATACACTGTAGAGTTGGCACAAGACTTGAAGGCAATTCATGGTCTTGATGCTGAGAGTGAGTTGTCAAACATTCTTTCACAAGAGATCCTAGCAGAGATCAACCGTGAAGTTGTTCGTACAATTTACAAGGTTGCCAAGCCAGGTGCTGCTTCAACAGCAACATCAGGTACATTCGACCTTGACGTTGACTCAAACGGTCGTTGGTCAGTTGAGCGTTTCAAGGGACTAATGTTCCAGATTGAGCGCGACGCCAACGTAATCGCACAAGAGACTCGTCGTGGTCGTGGTAACTTCATCGTCTGCTCATCAGACGTTGCAGCAGCTCTAGCAATGGCAGGCAAGCTAGACTACACACCAGCTCTTTCAGGTAACGATTCACTATCAATGGATGACACAGGCAACACATTCGCAGGTGTATTGAATGGTCGCTTCAAGGTGTTCATCGACCCATACTCAGCCAACACAAGCGCAGAATCACAGTTCGTTCTAGTTGGTTACAAGGGTTCAAATGCATATGACGCAGGTATCTTCTACTGCCCATACGTACCACTACAAATGGTTCGTGCAATCGACCCAGCAACATTCCAGCCAAAGATTGGCTTCAAGACTCGTTACGGAATGATTGCTAACCCATTCGTAACAAAGGTTGACGGCACAACTGACGGCGATTCATTCACCGCAGATCGTAACCACTACTACCGTCTATTGAAGGTTACAAATCTTCTATAATAGAAGTTGTAGTAATAAAAATTGGAGAGAGTCTTTACGGCTCTCTCCTTTTTTTATATCTTGGATATAAATATTGTTTAGTATAACATCTAGGAGAACACATGGCTTCCGATCTTCGTCCAGCAGAACTTTTTAAAAGAACCGGACGTGTTGATAAGTTTATTGAAAAGTATGAAAAAAATGATGATTTTTTGACGACCGATAATAAAAAAGTTAAGTTGAAAAAACAAAAACACGTTCTTAATCTTATAAAAGAAGCTAGAAGATATCTAGAGTCTTCGGATAGTTATACTCAAATTCCAAACAATGTAAGAAATGAGTTAAATAATCTTGTCCTAGTATCAAACACTGGACCAATTCATTTAAAAAATCTTTCTAAGACTTATGAGTTTGGAGGAACTGGTGGTGCTTATTCGGCACCTAGTGCTGAGGCTGTTCATGGCTTTTTGTATCGTATGCATCATCTAGATAAAACTTATAAATTAAATATTCCAACTCGCACAGAAATGGGCGAATTAGAAGTTTTAATGTATGTTAACAAATATATTTTGGATATAGAAGGTCCTATTGATATTAAAATAGGAAATAAAATTTTAAAAAATGTATATGGATTTAACAAGGTATCCGGCACACCAAAAGCAGACATCTCGGTTGTAACTTTCAATGAATCTAAAAAAAGTTTTGAAGAAATTTTTTATATCTCGCACAAGAAGGGTAGCCGTGCCAATGATTACAACCAGTATTCTGGAGTGAGTCCGGGTGCAGGAAGTAATATTTACAATCATCCTGAAGTGAAAGAATTTCTTGGACTATTAACAAAATTTTATGATGAGATTGTAAAGGATAAAAAACGTTATTACATGCCTATAAAAGATGAAAAATTAATACAATATGCTTTGTATGGACCAAAATTTACTGTAGGCGGCATTAA